TTACTGAATACGCCTTTTAGGTCGTCAATCTCTGATCCTAGAATAGACATCTTATGTTCCTCTTATGATTTTTGCGGACTTCTGCCACACTTGTGTTTTCTTAGCCTTGACAAACTGTTCTGTCGGTAAGAAGATTGCGATCTCCCACTCCGGAGGTTGTACCAGTACAATCTTAGAGTCGATTTGCGATGATAAATAATGTTTAAAGCAAGGTTGGAATTCCTTGAACTTACGAACACTACTCAATAGATTATATCTTGCACGAAACCTCGTAGTCTCGTCGTATTTCTCATTACTAAGTGTGTCTGTCAACTTGTCCAGAAAGATCGCTCTGGTATTTGGTTTTAGATAATGTAGATTAAGTCCATAGAATCCTCCTGGCGCACGTTCAACCATAATCGTCAATGGGAATGCGTCGTAATACGGAAGAGTCTCGCGATGCTTAGGATCATAGTAATACATGTACATATGACCCATCATCGTACGAGACTTGCGAATCAATGCCTCATCCCGCAATAACTGCTGACGATTGATCTTACCAAGTTGTTTGACTTTAACCTTAAACCATTCACGTGCTTCATCAGTACGAGCCTGGATGCCTGCACGAAATGCCTCTTGTTCTAATCTGTAAAGTAGCGATGCCAATTTATTTTCCTGCTGTTAATAATTTAATTCCAAGACTCTTTAACGTATCTTCTGTCCACACCACAAACTTCCATCCTCGTTGCATACAGTATTCTTCTGCAGCTTCCCACTTAGATTGGTTCTTGACATAGGTCATAACTTCGTTTACGTATTTCTTTGTCTGACGTGCAGGTTTCTTCGGAGCGATAGTTTCTTTCTTCGGTTTGATTTCAACCAAGTACGTTTCACCAGTTTCCAATTTAATCTTCACATCTACAAAGTATCTATGAATACGGTTATCGGTCTTACACTTGTAAGGGATCACTGTTTCTTCAGAACTCCAACGTATAACTTGCGGATTGCTCTCGCACCACTTAAATACTTGTCTTTCCCACAATGATCTGTAATATACCTTAGTTGAGTCCCCATCATACTTTTGTGGGTTGGCGACTGGATATCTGCCCGAATATGCCATATAAATACTAATAAGAGTTGTTCACCTAATAACTATTTATAAGAGAAACCCATGGCTAATCCAAACGTATATTCATCTTCTTCTTCCAGTGGTAAGAAGGTTAAACCGAATATGATAATTCGTATTCCTGGTGAGATCGAGAACTATAATAGAATGATCATAGAGACAGTTGGTGAGAATTTAGATTTTCCAGTTACCGCTACTTTACCGATTCCGGTGGGGTTGCCTATGGCTGATAATTTGGCGTATGGTTCAACTAATATGAACCAACTTGGATCTATCGCACAGGATGCGTTAAGTAATGGTATACCAGCAGCGATCGAGAATGCTAAAGCAGCTGCAAGCGGAATAGGTGACACTACGACTAAGGCAGCAGTTCTTGCTCAGATCGCAAGTAAATCTGGTGGCATTGGAACTTCAGCGACAGATGCTATTTCTGACGCTATTCTATATAACAAACGGACTCTCTTAAACCCAAACCAGAGGACAACGTTCTCAGGTTCTAATACTCGTTCATACTCATTGGAATTTAAATTGGTGGCGCAAAGTGCAAAAGAGAGTAATGATATTAGAGAGTTGGTTAAGCGTTTACAATATAACGCATATCCAGCAGGAAACACACTTGTTTTGAAATACCCATCTGAATTTAAAATTAGTGTTTTATCGGCAAAATCAACAGACTACAATAGATATTACTCACCGATCTACAATTGTTTTCTTATGAACATATCTACAGTATATAATGCAAGTGGGAACTCATTCTATTCCGATGGCGCTCCATTAGACGTATCATTGACATTGGGGTTCCAAGAGACCAAGGCGCTTACACGCAACGATCTGGAATCGATGTATCGTGAATATCATCGTGATGCATATTAATTTAGGATAGAATATAATGTCATTCTTTAGAAACTTCCCAAAAACAGATTACGATTTCTTAGGAAACGGAGTTCAGACACGAATCATCGACCTATTCAGGTTCGTTAAACCAAAGGAACAATTTACCGACGAGCTATCGTTATACACGTATTATGAGATTCAAGAGGGAGATCGACCAGACGTAGTTTCTCAGAAGTTGTATGGCACTCCGGAATATTACTGGACGTTCTTTATTGTTAACGAACATCTTCGTACAGGATTGTCCTCTTGGCCGTTGAGTTCAGATGAGTTTGAAAAATATATGGCAGAGGAATATCCAGGAGTCGTAGTTACATGCAGACCGAAATATGTATATGATGGCGATGGGTTACTAACTTCAATTGAAAATAGTTTGGCCGACAGATTTACCGTCGGGGAACGAGTCGTAGGTTTCTTGAGTGGTGCCTCGGCGACATTATCTGCCAAAGATGCTACGACTCAGCAAATGGTACTGACAAATATATCTGGAGTTTTTCAAAAGAACGAAATTATTCGTGGCGACACTTCTCAAGATTTTGTGACATCGTATGAAGTATTTGAGAGACAATTAGCTCCACACCACTGGGAAGATGCTGCCGGTAGAATTGTACATAATGCTTTGTATATATCTGGCGGAACTCCACCTATTCAGTTGGACTTAATCACATACCGTGAGTATGAGCAAGACCTTAATGATCAAAGATCGAAGATTCGAATTGTCAGAGAGTCTAAGATTTTTGAATTCGCCGATGCATATCAAGAGTTGATTAACAGATGATTAATAATAATAGTCAGAACGAAAATACCGCAGAAAGTGGGTTTCCGTCAGCATTTAGAATTAGTAGTATCGTTCTAACGAATGCGTATGGAAAGACTGCGGACATTAAAGCGTTCGTGACACAAACAACTATCACAGAAAGCATTTACACATATTCTTTGGTAGCTACTATAGAAGTGCGAGACACGATCAACTTGTTTGAAGAATTCCGAATCTCTGGGCAAGAGAAGGTAGAGATAACATTCTACAAGCGGGATAGAGGATCTAAAGATACAACAAAGATTAAGAAAACATTTTACATATCGGAAATCCCAACTTTCGGTAAGGTCAAAGATGCGCTACAAGCATATCAGTTTACATGTGTATCGGAACATGCATTTTATAATCATGTAGTATCAATCTCACGTACATCGTCAGGTTCTATTTCCAAACAAATTAGCAAGATCATGAAAGGTGATTTGGGATATTCGGGGATAGTGGAAAGTGATAGTGATAGTAAAGGAAATGTCAAACTAATCATTCCAAATTTAAAACCATTCTCAGCAATAAATTGGCTATTGCGACATGCATATTCTGACACTGGTTCTCCGATATATGCCTTCGAATCACTGAATGGATTTAATATCAAATCATACAAATCTTTAGCTGAACAGAGTTCTATTGGAACCTATAAATTTAATTTCTTACAAGAGACCAATCCTGGAACTCCGGAAGGTTATGAAGAAGCGAAGTATAAGATAATCTCCATGTCCAGTGATCTTAACTCTTCAAAATATCTAATGTCCGCTAGAGGAGCATATGCTTCAACCACAAGAGTTGTTGATATAGCAAAGAAGAAGTTATATGATGTGAAGTTTGACTATAGATCTAGATTTCCGCAAACCCCCACAATGGGAGATAGAAAATCGAAGGAACTCATTTCATCTGAATTTAAACTGAAAGATGAAACATTAAACCATCATCACGATTCTCTATATATCTACATGAATCAGAATTCTATGGCATATTCTGATTATAAAAATTATCATGACCCTGCGATATATTCTATCGGTCAGCATCAATCAATGCTGGAGAACTTGGACAGTATTAAACAAAGTATAGTTATTCATGGGAACTTAGAAATAAATGCCGGAAAGAAAATTACAATTGAAGCACCTAAATCAATTGATCCTCAGGTGCTTAAAAAGATTAGAGATAAAGATGCTAAGAAGTCGGCTAAGCATGACATGATGATTTCTGGTGACTATCTAATTGCAGCAGTTAAACATACATTCGGATCAGAGTATCATTGTGCTTTGACGATCAAAAAAGATTACAGTTATTACACACTAGATTCGGCGGAATAATATTATGTCAGCATTTACAGCAGATCAATACATCGGTGGAAACTTCACTTGGTTCATGGGAGTCGTTGAAGATAGAGAAGATCCGGAAAAGATGGGGCGGGTACGTGTACGCTGCTTTGGATTTCATACAGAATCACGTGGATTAATTAAAACTACGGATCTTCCATGGGCTACAGTAATGATGCCATCAACTGCATCAGGTGTATCCGGAGTGGGAGCATCTCATCATGGTTTAGTTGAAGGATCGTGGGTAGTTGGATTCTTCAGAGATGGTTCATCAGCACAAGATCCTATTGTGATGGGATCTGTTCAAGGTACTCCAATCGCTCCAGCTAATGCAACTAAAGGTTTTAATGATCCGAACGGTACATATCCAAGATACACTGGAGAACCAGATGTAAATAAAAGAGCACGTTCAATCAACACTACTCCTAGAAGAAGTATTCAAGCAGAAGGTGGGATGGCATCAATTAAAGAACCCGATGATGTCTTCTCCGCAGAGTATCCACGCAATCATGCATATGAATCCGAGTCTGGACACATTCTTGAGTTTGATGACACCATTGGAATGGAACGCATCAACATCGAACATAAGAGCGGATCATTTATAGAGTTACATAGAAACGGAGATATTCGCATTCGAAGTCTTGCGAGTAAATGGGAATCTGCAGTTGGATGGAATTTATTTGTAGAGAAAGATGTGAACGTCGTAGTTGGTGGAAATCTCTATGCATCAGTCGCAGGAGATACCGATATATCTTGCGATAAGAATATTAAATTAACTGCGGGAAAAGACCTTGCAATTGAAGCGGTTGGTGACATTAGTATCACTGGATATAATGTCAAGATCAACTCATCTCCAGATGGAAGAATCGATTTAAATTACGAACCAGAAACTATAGAAGAATTAGATTTAACTACATTCGTCTATGGAGATCCTGTGTTTGCATCTCCTGGAGGAGGCGGAACTGCTGGTGCAGCGCCTGGAGGCGAATACGTTGGTGCTGCAACAGAATTTGCGACAAAACTTTCTCAGGATGAAATTCCTCCGTCACCGTATCAATGTAGAAAAGAGTTGGGTTATGTGAGTGAGAAGTATGAATCTAATGGTAAACCCGGAGCATTGGGATGGGATACTACTGGAGGTGCGTCTTACGGAGCGTATCAGATCGCAACTAAAACAGGAACGATGAAGAACTTCTTGAAGTTCTGTAAACTGCGTGGATATAATAATATATACACTAAATTGACAGCTGCCGGTGATCCGAACACCAATTCTAAAGCAGAAATGCAAACCAATAAATTCGCTCAGACTTGGGTACAGTTAGCCGAGTATGATCCGGATTTTAAAAATGCTCAACATGCATTTATTCA